TAACTATCCTTGATTTCTGGTAAATCAGGGTGTTGAAGGACTGGCGACCACTTTTCTTGTAGATGTTCTGTTTGAAACATTTGTTTCTCCTTTTTAATTTCTACTATTTATAAATTGTTTATTTTGCACTATTAACTGTTCGACCAATAGCGGACATATATGCAGCCATTGAGTCGGAAGTGTCAATGTCCTGTGCGATACCAGTTTCTACATCATCTAGCGTTTCAGTCAAAACTTGTGAAGTCTTAGGGAAATAACTTTCCTTTAGAGTACTAAGTTTTTGATGATATGATTCTTCAGAAGAAAAATCAACATCTTCAATTAATGACTTAAACTTTTCAATTTCTGTTTCAGCCAAGTCAGAAGAAAGTACTGACAAGACTTGTTCCTTCACTAGTGTAGCATTAACAGACTTGGACTGGATTTGCTCTTCCATCATTTCGTTAATTCTACCTTCTAGTTCTGAAATTTTTTCAGATTGTGCTTCTAGCACATCATATTTTTCATCTGGAACATCAACGTAGTGGTCTTCAAACAATTGTTTTAAACCAGAGATAAAGTCTTCAGCGATTTCGCCTTTCAAGCCTCTTTCGATAGCCAACTCATTCTCTTTCATCCATTCTTCAACAACGTAGTTTAAGTAAGTATCAACTTTTTCAGTTAATCCTTCCTTTGTTGCATTTATATTTTCTTCCAGTTCAGATTTATATTCGTCTTCCATTCTTTCAACTTCAGAACGAACTTTTGATTTAACGGCAGCTTCAAATACTGTTGCAGCTTTACGTTTAAATTCTTCGGAAAGGTCACCCTCACCACTCATTAATGCTTCAACGTGCTCAGATACATCAATAGACTTTAGACGATTTTCCACAGCTTCAGATTTTTCTTTTTCTTCTTCTGTTTCTTCGTGTGCGCCTTCTGGGTGCATTGCAGATTTGATTGCATTGTATGTTGAATGAAGTTTTTCTTTCTTCATTTTGTCCATACCCATCATCATATCTTTCATAGCAGTCATGTATTCCATTTTGGTTTTAGGTTCTTTGTCCATTTCCATTTTGTCCATTTCAGATAGATTTTCATCACCTTCTGCTTCGAATCCAGCTGCAAGTGATTTAGCAGCTTTTCCTTCTCCGTCATTTGGTTTATCCATAGAGTCTGATTTACCAGCACTCTTTTGTGATGCATCTCCACTAACTTTTTTTGCTTTGGCTGCAATCTTTTTAGCTGCGGCGTCTTTTTGATCTGGTGATACTACAGGATTTCCTGTATCTTGAACTTCGCCAGGTATTGAGTCCATTTTGTCGGCTTTACCAGCTGATTGCATAGGGGCATCTTGACCATTAGCTTCTTCAAGCTCATCAAGTACTTCTGCCTCTAATTCCTCAATGGTTTTATCTAATTCATTTGCCATGGGATATTGCTCCTTTTAAATGTTTATACAAGTTATTTATAAGTTATAACTTTTGAAGAAAACGTGCAAACTCTAAACTATCCGCTGTGGGGTTTCCAGTTCTATGGTTTTCTTCTATGTTGTTTTTGATCTGTTGAACTTCGGCTTCTTGTATTAATCCATTGTTCCAAATCCACTCTTTACCTTCCATAATACCCTCAACAAATGCGTTGGGGGCAGATGGGTCTGCAACTATATCAGCTGCAGTTGCAAGGTAAAAGTCTTTTCTCACTACGTTTGCACCATTCTTTTGGTCTAAACTTCCCATGCCTCTAGATGATACACCTAATTTTGCACCATCATCTATCAAAGACTTTACAATCTCACCCATAGGGGTTGAAAGTATCTTTGCTTCTCCGATAAAATTATTTCCGTCTGGTTTTAAAGAAGTAATCATATGAGATGCTCTTTCGAGGTTAACTGTTGGCCCGTCTGGGTGTCCTAACTCTCCAAATGCACGATTCTCATTGATATACTCTTTATTATAACGATTTACTTCTTTATTAAGTATTTCCATAGGATACATACGACCATTCCGATTTTTAATATCGGCTTGCATAAATATCCCCTTTATCTTATAATTTTTCTTACCAGATTTTTCATCTTCTTCGATCAGATAATCCATATCATTCTCGATATGTTCTGATATTAATTTTAAATGATAATTCATAATTCTATCCTTTATGCTGTATAGTTTACATCTTTTTTGAACTCAATCATTACAAAACCAGATGTACCAAGACAAGCCATTTCCATATCTCCAGAAGTAGCACCAGTATTTGTTGCAGCAGATTCAATCAATCCAGCAGAACCATCATAGTAACCACTTCCAGCAAGATCAATTAATGTTATATCTGAATCGCCTTGTTCAATAATTTTAACATGTCCAGTATCATCATCAGCAGTACCCTCAACTAATCCCCACCAAATTCTTTTAATATGCAATTTTGCACCATTGGCGTGTCCGTCTAGTGCAGATGCATCTAAAATAGCATTGGTTGCAGTTGTGTCATTAGCAATATTTACTAATATAGTGACTATTCCGCCTGCGCCTGGAGCGTTAACAACTGTATCTCTTAATGTTCTTGTGGTAAATGCCATTGTCTAACTCCTTAAAATGTTAACATTTCTTTTTCAAAATATCCCATAAGTTCATTTTCTGGAACTTTGTATTTTTTGGATACTTGATTAATAGTTTTTTCAAAAGTATTTAGGAAATCTGAAGGTTTAGAGTCCATTTTACTAAAGATATCGTCAACAGCCTCTTTCATCTTCGGAGACAGTTTCTTATACCCTTTAGATTTCTTATGTTCATCTTTCTCTGGGAGAGATGTATATAATGAATTAAACTGCTTCATTTTCCTCTACTTCTGGTATGTGGTTTCTTACGAAAGTTCCAGCTACTTCTTTTCTTTTTGTTTCTAATGCATGACCAACTCTGTCAGTCATTGCACTCTTAAATGCATCTTCTGCACCTAAGTTGTTACTTTGTTGTAATTCATTTACAAAATTTTCTGCACTCATTATTTATCTCCATTTTCTTCTGGTGGTTCTTCACCATTATATTTTGCTACGTCATCTGCTGGTATTGGTGTTCCGTCAACAGATGGATATCTTGAAATACCATCTGAATCATCTGGAACATTAACTCCACCATCTTCTGGATCAAGTCCAGCTTCTTTATTTATTTGATCTTGCATATCATCAATTTCAGAATCACTAAGGTTAAGAACATTTTTCTGTACCCATGCTTTACTAAAGAATGTACCGATATAACTTTCAATACTACCTAATGCATTAATTCTATCTTCCATCAACTCAGCTTTCTTGAGTTCTGCAAAATGTCCATCTTGCAAGAAGTCATACTGAATATGTTGGTGCATCTTCTTCCAATCTTCTAAAGTGACAACACCTTTAAGAATTAACTGAGTTTTTAACAAATCAGTAAAAAGAGGAGTAAATCTTTTACGCATCCTTTGTACAAACTTTGTGAACTTCAATTCATCTCTTGTAATCTCTGTAGAACGACCAAGACTAAAACCAGCTTCTGCTTCTAATCTTGAAATTGGTACGTTTAATGATCTAAACAACTTTTGTTTGAAATATGTAATATCATCAATCTCACCAAGATTAGAACCTCCAGCAAGAGTAGTTATCTCTGTACCACGACCACCTTCTCTACGAGGCAACCAAAAGTCTTCTAACATTGACATATGATTTCTATCATCTCTGATTTCTCCAGTAGATGCATCATATGTAAGTTTGTTACGATATCTAGCCATAACATCTTTTAAGTATTGTTCTGCTTTAACTTTAGGTAAGTTACCAACATCAATATAGAATATACGTCTTTCAGGCGCTCTTGATACACGATAGATAACAAGGGAGTCTTCAATCATTCTAAGTTGATTAACTGGTTTGATTGCTTTGTGTAGATAAGAAAGTACATGACCTTTGTTCTGATCAATCAAGCCAGATGGTACATAAGTTATACTGTCTGGTGAGATTTTGATGCCTTCGTTTGTTCCTGTTTGCAAACCTTTATCGTTATACATAAAGTATTCATTTACAGCATCAATCAGTTCTATACTAGAACCTTTTTTATTGACCTTTTTTATTTCTTTAACTTTACGAATCTTTTTAGGGTCTATGTATCTTAGTTCTTGGATACCTTTTCTTGGATTTTGTTGATCTATAACTTTATGGTAATATAGTCTACCATCAACATACCAACGTCTGAATATGTCGTGACCTTTTGTATCAAAGTTAAGAAGTTCTAAGACTGTATCAAATTCTTCTCTGATTCTATCTTTAATTCTTTTAGGATACATAAGTCTTTCGAGTTCGATAGCAACGGCTTGATCTCTTTCGTTTGCAACAATACCCTCATTGACAATATCCTCAATCGCACTATCGCACTCTGGTTGTTGTGCAATATCACGATATCTACGAATCAAGTCCATTTCAGTTCGTTCACGACCATCAGTATCTAAAAGTTGTGAATAGAAACCACCACCAGCAACCTCAAGAGTTCCGTCTTCTGAACTAGGTTCAGTAAACCTCTCTTGAGAGCCAGAGTTTTTTATTTTTTCAAATTTGAATCCAAATAATTCCGCCATAATATCTCCTACTATTGTCTCCTATTTAGTAGGTTAGAAACTAACGCCTGAAGGCTCAAAATGTTGATACCTAAAAGTAATAGGAAAGGTTTCAATTTCTGTTGCTTCAGCATTACTCAATTCAATTACACCAATTGATGTAGGAAATGCATTTCTAAAGATATAACTCTTTAAAACTGTATCATCTCTATCCAACTGTTCAACAGTCAAGTCTGTTTGATAATCAGATGGAGAAATAACTCCAGTATTATCAACATAACTGTTAATACCATTTTGCCATAATTCCATTGCGTTTCTTATCATAAAGTCGGTATCATTATATACTGTTACATCCCAAGTTTCTGGAGCAGGTCTGTCACCAGTAAGATATATATTTCTACCTCTAAATGGTACTGGAATTTCAGTCAATGTAGATGCTGGTAATTGTGCAGCAGTTACAAGAAATGAAGTTCTACGAACATCAAGTCCAATTGCAATACCAGATGGTGGTGTCAATGTTACTCTGAACTGGTTAGCACGAGCACCACCACCGATTAGATTTGCTTTAAAGTCATCTATGTTTCCCATGATTAACCTCCTACCTCAGTAAATGCGACCCCTGTTCTCACAGCGATAAAGTTAAGTGTGATGAAGTTGATAGACCTTGCTGGTTTGATATAAATATCTGCAATAAATTCGTTTCTATCAATAACTTCTCCAGTATTGTTTGTTCCGTCTGCAACTACAGAGAAATCAGTAATACCTCGTCTACCTTGAATATCCCTCAAGAAAGGTTCTACTAAGTTTCTGAATTGAGCTCTTGTAAATTCATCATTGAACTCAAAGAGTTGAAACTTGGCTGCAGTCGCAATTGCTTTTTCTAGAAGTAAGAATAATCGTCTTACGTTAATTCTATCAAATGCACTTGGTTTTGTCAATGCAGTTTTGTCTCCGAAAAGAACCACACCTTGGCCTGGAAAGTTAACTACAGGATTAATTCTTGCTTTGTAAAGTTGATCTCTTTCAGCCTTTTGAGGGTTGTAAGACAACTTAACTGCACCACGAACATTTCCTCTATTAAATCCAGCAGGAGAAAAGAAACTATCTGCAACTGAATCTGTAAATGCACAAAGTCCAGCAGTATCTCCGTTCAATGGAACAAATCTAAATACATCACTATACTTATCGTACATATACTTGTAACCACTATCGAAAACCATATATGATGAACTTGGACAAGTATTGAAACCATCTACAACATTTTTAGTTGCTGTGAGTGAATCTGCAATACCGACTGTCGCAGCACGATATGGAGAAACAAATCCTACACAATCTCTACGAGTTTCCACGAGAGCTGTAATCATTGTTATATGGGTGTCCATATTTCCTTCTGTATCAGCAGCGATACTTGAAGAACCACCTATAACTAAGTTAATGTCTAATGATTCTGTATCTTTAAACTTATCATATGCAAGTACTATTTCACCATTAGTTGTTGAATAGTCATCTGTTCCACCAGTTAATGTAGAAATATCAATACCACTTACTAGTGTATAGTCTGTACCAGATGCAATATCTGTTCCCCAGTTAGAACCAGC